TGCTGTTGGGAGCGGCGCAGCTCTCGGGCGATGGTCACGGCTAGGGTGCGCCGCTCAGGTGCCTCCAACTTGGCCAGCAACGCGCCGGCCCATTCGTCCAGTTGGCGCAGCGGATCGCTGCTCACCACATCGCCGTCGGATCGGCCGGCGGTGGTGCTGGGTGCTCGAAGCCGTCACCGCGGCGCATCACCGGTTCGGTGATGTCCAGCTGGAATTGCACATCGGCCAGTTCGGCGGTCATCAATTCGGCCTCGAAGCGTATGCCGTTACGCCGGCTCTCCGCGCTCAGCAGCAGGTCCGGCTGCTCCGCGGCGAGCCAGCGCAACACGGTGGCCGTGAGTGCGTCCATGTCGCCCGCGAAGTCCTGCACGATCACCGTCATCTGGTAGGCGTATTCCCAACTCTCACCCGGTTCACCGGTAGCCACCACCGAGCCACGCTCGGCGAAGATCAGCAGCTTCTGCGGATCGAGGGCGAGATCGGGTAGTCCACGGATCAGCGCCTCGCGCAGGCGGCCGGGCTTATTCATCCGGCGCGGCCTCGTGATAGGGCGGCATCTGCAAGCGATCGATCAGCGCGTTGAGCTGGTCGCGGATGGCGTGGCAGGTACCGTAGTTGCCGGCGATGACGACGGCGGCGTCAGAGGCTGTAACGCCGGAGGCCTGCGCATCAGCAGCGCCGGGAGGGCCGGGCAGATCGGCCGCGGCGGCGGCGTCGTGCAGGCGGACAAAGCCGACAGGGAGAGGAAAAGCAGCATCGGTGCGGGGCGTGACATAGCGGGGCGTCTCGCGCTGGATAGTGTGGATGACCTGGCGAACCACGCGCTCGCGGTCCACGTACTTGGTAATGACATGCACGTCCGCGCGCGCCGCGCTGGCCTCGAAGCCGGCGATGACCGCTTGCGTTTGTGCCTGGGCCACGTCGGTAGCTAGGCCTTGGATACGGTGGTGCTGCCAGGCCAGTAAGCCACCGGCCAAGGCGAGCAGGGCGAGCAGAACGATAAAGACGTAGCGCATGGCCTACATCCCCACGCGGTTCGTGATCCAGCCGAACACGAACCGTCGCTGCGAACGGTTCCCCTCGGTGATGTCGAGGTAGCGTGTGCCCTGGGAGCTATGGATGCCCTTGAGCAAGGCGGCAGCGCCCATCGGACCACGCCAGCGCAGGAAAGTCCGTAGCGCATCAAGCGTCTTGTTGCCCGCCTGGCCGTCGACCACCAGCTCCGCGTAGCGCGTGCCGGTGTCGTTGAACGCATTGAGCCAGCGTTGCAGGAAACGGGCGGCGACCGCCGGTCCCATGTTGACGCCGATGTCCACCAGCGTGGCGCCAATCTCCGGATCGATGGCGACCACCTCGCCGAAGCGGGGCGCTTCCACGTACTGCGTGCGGTAGATCGCGCGGGCGGTAGCTTCGGGCAATGTCGCCATCGGGCCGGTGTAGCCGTGGGCGCGCGCCGTGGCGACGGTGATGCCCCATCGGGTCTCCCCGCCATGGTCGGCCGCGTCGTGGACGTAGCCGCCTTCCACCGCGATCAGGTCCGACAGGATGCGCTCGATGCGCTGCTCGGCCAGCGCGATCACCGGCGCACCCGCCGATGAACGGCACGCGCCGCGTCGCGCACGGCGCGCAGCGCATGCGCCAGGTCGCCACGGTGCCCGGTCAGCAGCACAGCCAGCGCCGCGCATCCGAGCGCTTCCAGTGGCCCCGGCGGCGGCCGCACGCCACACAGGAGCTTCACCGCGGTCATCAGGCAGCCGACGACCAGCAGCCAGGCCAACCAGGCCACACCGCGGCGATGGGGCGAGCTACCGCGGCGATACATGACGAGCTGTCCGGCGATGACCAGGCACGCGATCAGCTGGATCAGCGGCCAGGCGGTGGGAGTAATGAGCAGGGACATGGGTCAGGCTCCGCGCTTGGTAAATAGGGACGAGAGATCGAGGGTCTTCACGCGCTCAATCGCTTGGGTAGCGACCGTCACGGCGACGGCGCCACCGAGGAAACCGGCCAGGCCGTTGCTTTGCAGGGGCAGCAGCCCGCGCAGCTCGGGCGCGCCGAAGTAGCCGGCCGCGGTGCTCACCAGCAGGTAGACGGCGCGGCGTAGCGGCGGCAGATCGCGCGCGCTAGTGACGTACAGCGTGCCGCCCGCCAGTGCGCCGACCAGGGCGTCGCCGTCGATGCCCGGAAGCAGGACAGTGGTGGCGGCCGTGGCGGTGACCGCGGCGGCAATGAGGTAGGTGCTGGCCGGTTCGGTCATGCTCAGTCCCATAGCTGTTGGGTGGGAAGGACGGGTGTCGCCGTCGCAGGCGAGCGCTCAGGCAGTTGCACGACGGTGCCGGTCGGAAGGACGAGGCCCAGGTCGGCCAGGTCGCGATTGAGTTCGTACACGGCCTCCACCACGCCGGTGGTGGCGCCCAGCTCCCGCCAGCACAGCGCATCGACGGTGTCGCCTTGGAGCGAGCGCACCGTGGGCACTAGATCAGCTCCACGACGCTGCGCGAGCGGCCGAGGATGTCGGCCAGCGCCCATTGCGCGTTGCGCCGGAACTCGTCGGCCGCGGCGGTCTCCGATTCGGCGCGGTAATCGCCGGCACGGGTGGTATCCCAATCGCGGTAGTGCTCGGCCAGGTCCGCCTGCACGCTGCACGCCACGGCGCGCCGGTAGCGCTGCACCAGGACCGAGGTGCCGTCGATGGTCTCGTCCATGTCCGCGGCCGAGTCCCAGCCTTGCGCGATCTTCGTGGCGCGGAACGCAGCGAGCTGCGGATTGATGAACAGCACCGCGGCGATGGCGGCGGTGCGCAAGCGCGCCGCCGTGACGTTGCCGGTGAGGCGGGAGGAGGCGCGCAGGGCGCCGAGGTCGATATCGGGCCAGAAACCGTCGTTGCGGATCGGCGGGCCGTCGTCGGAGGGAGGGGTGGCGGGTGCGCCGCCGTTGCCAGTCAGGGTGCCCATAGGGGTCTCGAATAAGTGCGGCGGTGGACGGGTGGCTCGGTGTTTGCCCGTGGGCGACCCTCGCCACCCGTGCCGCCGCGGCGCCAGGGGGAGGCTCAGGGGCCGCCTTGCGGCGGCGGTTCGGTGGCGGCGCTATCGCCGGGAAGGTGGCGCAGCCGGCGTTCCAGCTGCTCGATGTCTTTCTTGGCGCCGACCTTGTCATGCAGCTCCACCGCGCGGCGCAGGTACACCAGCGCTTCGCCGGGTTCGGTCTCGGCGAGCAAGCGGCCGAGCGCGAAGTGCAGCTTCGCGCGCACCTGGTCGGGCATGTCGTAGGGCAAGGTCACGTCCATGACCTCGCGCAGGACGGCCACGTCGAAGGGCTTCCCGGCGGTGTAGGCCTTGAGCGCTTGTTCGGCCGGTTCCTCCGCCACCAGGGTGGCGGTGGTGCGCTGGAAGCGGTCGGGCATCGACAGGTTGTGCGTCAGCACGTAGCGGGCGATGGGCAGGGCACCGGCGAAGTCGCCGACGTCGATCCGCCAGCACAGTACGTAGCCGAGCACATCGTCCTGCACGCCCTGGTCACCGGCCAGGACGCCGTCCACATAGGCTTCGTAGTCCGGCAGCAGCTCGCGCTTGGCCTCGATCTTCCGTTCCACCGACTGCAGGAGCTTGAGGCGGCGGCGGTCGGTGTCCAGCTTGGCGCGGATCAGGGCGTGGGCCTGCGAGGTGGAACTATCCACCGCTGCGCCCGGCGCCGCTTTCGCGGTCGCCTGAGCCGCCTGCACGCGCATCAGGTGTTCCATGGCGGGTGAGGGCATCGCGGGGGGCCTTACGGAGCCTGGGTCCAGTCGCCCAGCACGATGTTCTCGATCAGCACCGCGCCGCGCAGACGCTCGATCACGTAGGCGTCGTTGCTCGACTGGTAGTCGGCGATACGGTCGTATTCCGGTTCGTCCTTGAGCAGGCGACGGCGACCGCCGGTCTGGTAGTAGATCGACAGGTTGTCGGGGCGGCTGATCAGCAGCGACGTGCCCGGGAAGTACGGCAGGCCCAGCGCGGTCAGGCCGCCCATCAGCTTCTGGCTCACTAGCACCTGGGTGGCCAGTTCGTCGGTGGCGCGCTGCTCCTGGTTGATCTTGGGGAAATACTTGTCGTGCAGCAGCTTGCGGTTGACGTGCACGCGCAGGCCGGTGTCTTCCTGGAACCAGGGCGCCAGGATCTGGATGGCGTCGTACACCAGGGCGTCGAGGTTGGCGTAGTGGCCGCCCGGGCCGATACGCACCTCACCGGCGCCGGCCTTGCCTTCCTTCATGACCTGCGCCGGCGCCTGCTCGCGCAGCACCTGCAGCCAGCCCTTGTTGACGTCCTGCAGCAGCGGGTTTTTGTCGATGTCGGTATCCGCGGCCACGCTCGTGCCGTTCCACCCGATCATCAGGCGATCCAGCGCCTGCTGCTGGACCAGCTCGCCGGCCACGCGCGGCTGGAAGTCCGGGAAATGCGCCCAGGCGTCCAGGGTGGCGTAGCGGATGGAGGTGTCAAAGTTGGTCTGGAAGCACTCGTAGGGCTTGGCGTCCAGGTCGTGCATTTCGCGCGGGTTGCGTCGCTTGCCCCCGCTGGTATTGGTGCGGCTGGCCGACGGTCCCTTGATGCCCAGGCCCAGCTTCTCGCCGTTCTTCTCGGTCACCGGCTGGATGTTGACCAGGCGCAGGTAGTCGCTGGACTCCTGAATGCGGTTCTCCATGGTCTGCTGCACGGAGGGCTGTACATCGAATTTCTCGGTGGCGCTCGGCACGTCGTTGAGCTTGGCGATCTGTGCGGCCAGGGCATTGAAGGCCAAGCGGGTGTGTTTCTTCATGGGTGTCCTTTAGCGGGGTGGAAGGCGCGGGGCAGCGATCAGAACTCGGTCAGCACCAG